GAACTCGTCGGGAGACGCTCGGTGTGGATGAAGTTGATCCCGAGGAAACGGGTCACCTTGCCATCCTCAAGCACCGGCATGCCGGAGCTGAAGTCAGCCGAGGTCACTTGGATCTGACCGAGAAGGTCATCGTGCTGCTCGGCAGAGATGGCGCAATACACCGGCTCGGCGTCGAGGTCGACTTCGTTCTCCATCAGGATGCGACGCGCTTCGCGCAGCTTGTCGACCGTGAGGCCCACGTTGCCCGAGGCAGCGTAGTTCACAGCAACCTGCTGAGTCGAAGTGGCAAAGTTGGTGGTCGTGCCGCCAGCCTCGCCCGTCTTGTTCGCACCGAAGATGCCCGAGATGATGACGTCATCGATCGCGCGGCCCATCGCATAGAGCCCGTTCTGCGAATAGGCAGACTGCGGGTCAGCGAGGAGACGGAGCTTGTCGAAGTTGTCGATCAGGTCGGCCCAGTCGTAATCCTCGGGGAACACCCACCGACGATTGTTCGGGGTGTTGACCGGGACGATCGGCTGGTAGCGGGTCGAAACCGCACGGGCCGAGGTGGCACCGTACTGCGTGACGACTTCCGACTGCTTGCCCTTGTAAGAACCAGTCTGCACCGCAGAGCGCAGCTTGGAGCCCTTCTGCTGCAGAAGCAGCGAGATGTTCGTGCCGTATTGGACGGCATAAACGCTTGCAATATTATCGGCCATGATAGCCCTCCAAAAACAAAATGAATTACTGTTCTCGGATGGCTTGTCCGTTGCCGGGGCCAGAATCCTTGCCAGATACGCTCTAGCCGGGCGGTCGTCTTTCCGACTGTCTTAGGGGCCTCGCGGCTTGCCCTGTCTCCTAAAAGGCCGGGGAGTTACCTCCCCGGCAAGTTACTCTCAGGAGAAAATTCACAAGACATTCGGATGGTATGCCCTGCTCACTCTGATGTAAAGAGCTCGGGATTCGCCATCCGCTGCAGCTTCATCATTTCTTCAATCGCCCCAGCGCGCACGCGCTCGTCGGTGTTCATGTAACGGCCCATGAACTCCTGATCGGCAAACATGCCGGCGATCTTGTTCTTCGCCTGAGCTGGCGTCATCGCACCGCCCGTCGGCGTGTCGCTCGAAACGAATGAGCCCTCTGCGAACTGGGAGCCGATCGAGTGAAAGAGCTTCATCAGCTTGGCCGTGCCAATCGCCCGCTCCATCGCATCAAAGGCCGTCTCATCGATGCCGGCTTCCTTGCTGAACTTGAGCACCGCACGCTTGGCGAGCTCCTCATTCTGCGCCGCGGCAGCGCCCCATTCCTTCTGCAGCTCCTTGTACTCGGCCTCCGACTTGGCAGAGAAACCCTCGGACTCGGCTTCGATACGCTGCGCAGACGTCTGGTTCCACCATTCGGCGAGCCCTTTGGCTTGCTTGCTGGTCAGCCCAAGCTCATGCAGCACCGGAGCGACCGCCTGAGCGAACGAGCCATCGTCGCCTTCCGGTACAGGCAGCTCGTACTTGTCTGCGCTCTCCGGCCTTCCTAGGCGGTTGTAGACGGCACTCCACCCGTCGGCGTCATCGTCCGACTTGGGAGCGAGAATCGTGCGCCCGGCCTTGTCAGCGCCGAATACCTTTTCGAGATTCTGATACGAAAGCAGCGCATCCGCCGGCCCTTTCCAGCCTTTCGCCTTCACCAGTTCGCCGAGCGAGGTAGATACCTCGGGAGCGATCCCTTCCGGCGCATACCATGCAGGTGCCGCTGCAGTCGGGTTGCCTGCCTCTGCAGACCCTTGATCGTCACTCATCTCTGAAGTCCTCTTGCAAATTGGTCAAGGTTCGTTCGTCCAAGTGCAGCGCCTCGACAATCATCTGCACCGTTTCTTGCCGGCCAACCATCCGGCCAAGCTGAAACAAATCCCCTTGCACGCCCGGCGCGATCGGCGGCTTTCCGTACTTGGAAAACCGCTTGAGATGCGCCATCACAATCTGACCATCCTCGGACAGCTCGTTGGTGCCGGGGGCCATGAATAGCCGCTTGTACCCGCGAGTGCGGTGAAGCACTTGGGCGACCCGCGCCCGCATCATTGAGAACGTCATTAGAGATCCTTGATTTTAGGCATGACCCACGGCTCCCATTGCTGAAAGTGTTTTCCCTCGCAGCGCACCACGCCGCCGAGCAACCCGTTGACGGTATCGTGCGCGCACCCGTAGCCCTGCCCATTCCACGGGCAGAACCAAACGCACTTGCGGCACAGCTCCGGTGCCTGCCACGCCTGCTGGAACTCGCTCACTTTTGCAGTTGCTTGATGTTGTGGTGAACGACCAGCGAGGTCGCGCCGATCAGAAACAGGAACGCCCAGACCGGGATGGACTCCATCCATATCCAGCATATTCCGCAAACCAGCGTCTTGACGATAAAGAGCCCTTCGAGCACGCCGATCTTGCGAAAGACCCAGTCCATCGCAGGGTTTAGCTCGCGCCCGCCTTTCTCAAGAATCTTCATCGTTGTTAGCGCATCGACGACCTGCAAAACAATCAGCAACCAGAGCAGCATCATTTTCATACCTGCGCACCTCTGAACCATGCCGCGCCGTGCTGCACTACGCAAAGCTCCGGCTCAAGCATCACGCCATTGTGGAAGGTCAGCACCGCAAACCCAGACGCCCAGTTCACCGGGCCGGACTCGGTGTAGTTGAACTGCGGCCCATACGGTTCGGCCATCGTTCCCGTATCTACGCCGTATCTACGTCCGCGGTAGTCAGCCCACGGCGTCACCTGCAGCTTGTGCAGATGCCCGTGAACGTAGTTCACGCCAGCCTTGAGCGTCGAGTTGTAGGCAGAATGAATGCCACCAGCGACCGGCCTGTGCCGGATTGCAGTCCAGCCCTTCGTGCCGTGATTGAGGTGCAGCGCCCAACCCGCCCGCCAGCGCGGCAGGTAATCGAGCAGCGTCATGCCGGTCATATCTTCAAACTCACCAATCCGGTTGGATAGGTAGTTCTCGAATCGCGCATCGTGGTTGCCGATCGTGCGCACGAAAGCAGCGTTACCCGCAGCGCGCTCAATCTCAGCGCACCGATCCTGCACCGCATAGATCTCATCTTTCAGCTCTGGCTGTTTCTCCCACATGATGCGCGCGTGACGGGAGATGCGAGCGCCGTCAAGGATGTCGCCGTTCAGCACTACGAGCTTCGGCTTCAGCGCCTTTGCCAGCTTGCAGAACGCCTCATGCGCTGTCGTTACCACCTGCGGCCAATAGTGGCAGTCAGAGGCCACCAGTACGACCCCGTCCTCAAGATCCATCGTCATGTCTTTTTCGTACCTGCGCGCACGCTCGGCAGCAACCGCGTCGAGCCTTGCGCCCTTCATCTCATCTTGAGATACCGGACGGTTGCGCTCTTTGGTTACGAGATGCACACCGCAGCGCAGCTCAATCCTGCGACGCCTTTCTTGCGCAGCTCGATCGCTGACGCCGAGGAACTTCGCAACCTTTATCGGGCTTCCCAGCCGATTCCAAATGGATATGAATTCGTCATCCGAACAAGCTGCCTTGGGCATGATCTACCTACGAGTTACCTTGATTCCAAGTTCTTTCCGACGTCTATCGGTTTCCTTGTCGTCTCGCATGGCGCGCCATTCCAGATGGCCGTCGACCAGCCTAATTTCCTCTTTATGCACCAGCGCGCAGTCGCAGCATTCCGTGTGCGTGTAGCCTTTTATTCTGTACCACGCGCCGTCGAAGATCTGTACGACAGATACATCGCCATTTCGTCGCGCCTTCTTTTTACCAGTCCCAGAAGAACCTTGCCGCCGCCCTTTGTCCATTTCAGAAACTCCTGCGCTGCCTCCTCAAATTCGCCGCGATTCGTTTTCATGCGCAACCCAGAGCGTTGCAGATTGCCGAGGCCCACGTTGAAGGAGAAACTGCAGAGGCTGTCGAAGATGCCTTGATCGCCAAGAGCAGCAGGGCAAAGTCGGGCCACGCCGCGCTCAAACCGCGCAAGGTCTTGAGCAAGGATAGCGTCCACCTCTCCCATCGAGAGCTGGCGATCCCAGCCATCGGGTATCGGTAAATTGCGCCGTTCATTGAATGGGATGGTTGCGTGTTTTGGATCTATAACGTGGCCGACCCCGACTGTCCATAGTAGGGCCGGACACCTATACGCGCGCAGTCTAACACCCTCATGGTGTTTGATCATACGGATCGCGGCGTCAGAAACCTTCACTTTTTGAACGCTTGTGTTCCGAACCAGAATGCAATTATTGAGGACAGGATCAGCATTTCGTCATCGCTGAATACGTTGTCCATTGCAACCGCAAACGGGATGCCAGTTGTATAGGCGTACCAAACGCCAGCCACGTTCAGCGCGACCAGCTCCAGCACAAAGATGTAGGTCACGACCGGGCGCACCGAGGCACGCAGATTGATCATCCATTGGCTCGCGCCTTTACCGATTTCCATGTCGTGGGCATATAACGCCTGACGCTCTTCGCCAGCAGTCTGCGTCTGGATCTGCTCTAGCTTGATTTCCTCGACTCTCGCTTGAGCGATAAAACCCCTCTCAGCAAGGGCAAGCTCCCGTTCTTTCTGCGCGGCAACCAAAGCGAGCTCATGCTTCTTGTCCTGTCGGTCTTGGAAGATCTGGAGGATCTTGGGCAAACCGCCAGCGAGAAACGACAGGAAAGTTGAAATCATCGTCATCATGGGATTGCCTACTTCTTGTTGATCAAATCGAACAGCGACTTGACCTTTTCCTCAAGCACAGCAACGCGCAGATCGAGCTTCGACAGCACGATGATGAGCGTAATAACCGCGAGGATCACCGGCCATGCTCTGGTAAAGATCTCGAATAGATCCATCAGAATACTCCAAGCGCCTTGAGCCCAGCCGCCGCGAGGCCGGCAATGATTGCGCCGGCAGCGCGGTCGACCCACTTGGCCGATTCGCTGTTTTTCACGTTGGCGCTCTCAAGTTTCATCAGCCGATTCTCGACGCGCTCAATGGCCTTGAATGCGCGCTCCAGCGCCTCGGCTGTCTGTAACTGGCTCTGCTCGACCAGCGCGAGCTTTGTGATCGCGTCCGACAGTTTGCCGAGAGCGGTCTTGATCTCACCGACATCCTCATGCAGCAAATCCAAACGCATTCCAAGAATGTCGTTATCGCTCGCCATGACTTAGATTCCCGGCACAGCTCGTCTTGGGGCAGACGCAGCGATCTGCTCCGCCCTTGCAAACCTCTCCGCGGCCTGCCCTGCGACCGGAGCCGCGGCCAAAAGCTGCTGCATCTGCGCGGCCTCTTGCTGCGCGGCGTCCATCGCTTCGAGCTCTTCGTCGGTACGCAGCGCCTTTGCCGGCACATTGTTGGCCTCGGCAATGACCTTGACCGCCTGATCCGCATTGATGCGGCGCAGCACCGTCATGTCGCCAGACGCCTGCGCGACTGGCAGGATCGCCTCAATCGTGCGCAGAATGCCCGCGGCCTCCTCGGCTTTCATCAGCCGGGCGAGCGGGCCGGTGTACTTCGGCAGGATCTCGCCACCGCCCATGATGTAATCCATGAGCTGCGGAGGCGGCACCGGCAGATCGCCACCAGCCGAAAGAAGGTCGAGCTCGCGGTCGATGATCGGGCCAAGGAACTCTGACTGCTGACGGCCCATCGTCGGGCCAAGCAGCGCGCCTTTTTCCTGCGCACGCTGCAGCACCTCGGTCGCGGTCATCACGCGAGGACTCTCGACAAGGATCTGGAACAGCGTCACAAGGAAGGAATCGTTCACCGCCTTGCGCTTCTGATCCGACATCTCAATGCCGATCGGCAGATTGCCTCCCGTCTGCAGCGGTTGAACCAGCGGCGTGCCGTCCTCGCGGAGGTAGCCGTAGTTCAATGCATTAGGGCGCACCGAGAACGCATTAAGGGCGCCCTCCTCGGCGAGAATGAGCGGCGGGTCGACCATGCGGTGCGCCATCCGAAGCATGGTCTTTTCCATCTCTTGCAGAGACTTGATGTCGGCCAGAGCCTCCATCGCGGGCGACCGCCCATAAATTTCACGCGGCCCGGTGACGTAGCGCCCGACTGCATACGGCATCGATCGATAGCCGCTGTCATCGAGCAACACTTGCCCCTCACGGGAGACGTAGCGCGATTGATAGCGCATGCCTTGTGGGCCAGCTCGACCGGCCACATAGTCGCCGTTCGGCTTCACGCAATGCACGAACTCAAGGATTGCACGCGCCTCAGCCGAGGACTTGATGCCACGCGGCAGCTTGTCAGCCCAGCCGGGGATCTGCATCGCCTGTCTCGCCGTAAGCTGGAAGCAGCGATACACGGTGTCGACGCGGCCAGTATGGTCAAGATCGATGACTAACTCAGAGAGCGCGATCGCGCGGTATCGCAGCGTCACGCCGGGAATCTCGTCGATGAAGAGCGCAGAGGTGCCGAATGCACCTAGGCTCATGTAGCACTCGAATGCCTGACTCGCAAAGTTCGCAGTCGGCGCATATCGCTGGCGGAACAAGATGTCGCGTATGGAATCACACCAACGCTGCACAGCCACGTTGTCATCGAGCTCTGGGATGCCGGTACGCAGTCCGTGCCACATCTGGGTGGCCGGCGTCAGCATCGAATCCATTGCAGCAGAAAATCGCGGCAAGGCGCGCTGGGCGGTCGAGTCGAAGATCTTCTCTGATCGTTTCTCGCCCGGCGTGCGCCAGCCTGTCATCTCGGCCATCGTCGGCCAGACGCGCTCGGCGACTTCTTGCCAATGCTGCTCCCAAGTGCCACGCGCACCCTTCAGCCGGTCATAGCCCTCAAGGACTTCTGCTGCGCGTGACTCTGCCATCGCTTACTCCTGCGGAGCCGAAACCCATGCTTGGGCAGCTTCGTCCCAAGTATACATTTTGGGCGGTTCGCCCGTGCCAGCGTCAGCGGGCATCGGCACCGGAGCCTGCCAGTTGCAGTCGGCATCGAGCGTCCATGACGGATACGGCTGCGGCGGGATGAACGCATCCAGCGCGGCATCGTACTTGTAGCCGATCCCGGCGTAATGCTTGCGGATGTTGCCGTTGTAGCTCGTCTGCTTCCAGTTGCCGCCGAGCAGCTTCTGGCAGAACGCCACGCCGATGCTTTCCAGTTCGTTGCCGTTGGCATCAGCCGTGTCCTTATTAGCGACGACGATGACCTGCTGAACCACGTTGTTTTCGTCAAGCCTTGCGAAATGTGCCACTTGGGTTACTCCTTCAAATGCAAAGCGGTGAGACTTTCTTCCTCACCGACATAACCAACCGGGAAAGTGTTGAACGATAGCGATACCCGCTCCTGCTGCACGGCTTCCACCATGTGCGTGAGGCTGGACGGAAACAGCATCAGATCGCCTGTGCCGACTTCAAACCACCAACTCTCGCTGTTGTAGAGGTTCCAGTTATCCGTCGGCAGGCTGATCTGCTTGTAGCCGTCGCGGTAGAAATAGATCTTGTCGCGCTCGCGTGCGGCCTTCATGTAAAGGACGCCGCTGATGAAGCTGTTGGGGTGCGCGTGCTTGTGGTGCCATTGACCGGGCTGGCAGTAGTTGAGCCACGACTGCGTGACGCGTAAGCCGACCTCGTTCTTCGGCGCGTAGATACTTTGTAGATACGCATGGACGCTCGCCTCTACGAACGCCTTGAGGTTTGCCATCGTGTCGTGACGCAGCACATAGCGGTCGTTGCTTGTCGTGTTGCCTTGGTTCTTGTGCGTCTCTTGCGAGTCCACAAAGGCAGTTTCCTCGGGGCTGAAGTCGCGCCCGAGTTCAAACTTGGCAACCGCCGTCGGGAATATGGAAT